GTGGTTCTACTACTGCTTTAGTTATGAGTAATGCTTCTATTTCTAATGCAAGAAATATGGTAATTAAATTTGCAACTATTACGCTATCGGGTGCAACAACAGTTACAATACCAGATTCAATAGAAAAATTTTACATCTTTGATTGTACTTCAATCACTAACCCCACTAACCTTACAATTAAAACTGCTTCAGGATCTGGTTTTACTTTAGATGCATCAAAAATATATGCAGCTTATTCTAATGGTAGTAGTATAACTGAGATTTCTTTAGATTCTTTAGGAGGCAGTATTGGAACAGCTCAAATTTCTGATGATGCAGTAACGAATGCAAAAGTAGCGGATGATGCAATTCAAAGTGCTCAAATAGCAGACAATGCAGTTGTCAGTGCTTCAATATCTGCGGCTGTAGTAACGTCTACAAAAATTGGAGACAACGCTGTAACTGCTGCTAAGTTACAAAGAAAATTTACAATAAGTACATCAAGTCCATCAGGTGGTAATGATGGAGATATTTGGTTTAAATATTCATAAGGTTTTAAATGGCTAATACCTATGGCAAAGTATCAGGAACATTTCAAGAAATAGAAAACGCTTACGGCAAAGTATCAGGTACTTGGCAAGAAGCAGATGAAATTTATGCAAAAGTATCCGGTACTTGGGAATTAGTATTCGCAGCTTTTACAGCAACATCTTTTGTTACAACAAATTCAGGTTCAGGAACTTTTTCAGTACCACAAGGAGCTAACGCAATTCATATACAAGCTGGAGTAGGTGGAGGAGGTGGTGGCCTTAGAGGTGTAGACTATGATAAGGCTGGTGGAGAATCTGCTGGTTCTGGTGGAGGTTCAGGAGCTTTTGTATCTGATAAAATATTTAGCGTTGTACAAGGAGAAACTTTAACATATGCAGTAGGAAGTGCAGGAGCTGCAAATCAGGGAGGATATAGTAATAGTGGAGGAAGTAACGGGGGAACCACAAGTTTATCTGGATCTACTACAGGAAGTATTTTTTCTTTAACAGGAGGAACAAAAGCAACTATAACTTCTAACGGAGGTGTTCAAGGCCCTTTAAGACAAAACACTAATGGAGTTAAGGGGACTGCAACTATTTCTGGAAGTTCCATTACTTCAGGAACATTTAAAAATTCTAGTGGAACCACTGTAAATGTAACCTCAAATACATCTGGTCCTGTTGGATCATTTAATCAATCTGGTAATGGAGCTAATGGTACGAACAAAGGAAACTGTGGTGGAGATAACTGTGCAATAACTGGAGGAGATGGAGGTGCTTCTTTTAGTGGTAATATAGCTGGAGGAAGTGGAGCCCCAGGTGTCTCAAACGGGACAAGAGGTTCTGGTGGTGGTGGAGGTTCATCAAATGCTGGTGGAGGTCCTACTCCTTCAAACGGTGGATCAGGTCAAATTATTTATAGATTTATTAGAGTTCAATAATTGTTTTTAAAACCAAAAAAAATAATATTAAATTCTTTAATTGCGCCATATAAATTAAAAGATATTAAACCTAATCAATCTAATAATAATCAACAGCTTATAGATCAACTTAAAATTGATATAAAGTTAAACGGCTTATTATGTCCATTAGTTGTTAATAATGGTGTATTAATTGATGGTCACCATAGATATGAAGCTATTAAAGATTTTTGTACAGAAACTCTTGTTTATGTGGTAAAAAACAAAGATATGGGAGAAGTATTATCAAAAATAAATAGTTATATTTGGTTTGATTATATAGGTAATTTAAATGCCTAATATATCTAAATGGTTTGGTTACCCAATATATATAACTAAGTTAGAAAACTTTGAAGAAATAAATAAAAAGATTGTACCAATAATACTAAGAGATATTACTCCAACTAATTCTCAATACTCAACAACTACAGATGTAAAACCAAAAGAACTACAATCTATTGATGATAACTTACATAAAGATATAAGGTTTAAAGATTTATATTTTGAATTAACAGAGATAATAAAAGATTGTTTATCTGCACAAAAGTATAATTTAGATTTATTTGAAATTTATATTACAAAATCTTGGGCTACCTTATCTACTAAAGAACAACATATTGCTTATCATAGACATATGAGTAGTCATTTTAGTTTTGTTTATTACCCACAAGCCCACGAACAAGGTAATTTATTTTTGCTTGATGATGACGCTCATAAAGTAGGATTATATATTCCAAAAAGAGATCCATATTTTACTGAATGGAATCAGAATAATTATGGTAAAGCTGATTATCCTGCAGAAACTGGTAATGTAATTATATTTCCATCCATGATGTTTCATGAGACAGGTAAGAATAAAAAAGATACACCTAGACTATCTATTTCAGGAGATATTATGTTGACTATGAAAGAAGGTGTAAAATCTGAACATAATATACCTTCTCCTGCTACTTGGATGAAGCTGTAAAATGATGTAAAATGGCTTATGCCTTTAACAAACGTAACTATTCGACCAGGAATGAATAAAGCAGATACCCCATCAGGAGCAGAAGGACAATGGATTGATGGAGATTTTGTTAGATTTAGATATGGCCAACCAGAAAAAATAGGTGGTTATACGGCTATTGGTCAAGAAACAATTGCAGGACCAACACGTGCTCAACACACTTGGACAGATTTAGAGGGAAGAAGATACGCTGCACTAGGTACTTCTAAAGCTTTGTATATTTATTATGAAGATAAGTTTTATGATGTAACACCTTTAGCAACTGCTATAACAGGTGCAACTTTTACATCAACAAACGGATCAAATACTGTTACTGTAAATAAATCTTCTCATGCTTTAGATGTTGGTGAATACATAACCTTTACCTCAGTTACTCTACCTGGTGGAGGTGCTACAGGTTTTACAGTCGCTAATTTTCAAGATTTTACTTATGAAATTTTAACTGTTCCAGATGCTAATACTTTTACGATTCAAATGAAAACAAATGAATCGGGAACAGGAATGACTGCAGCAGGATCTGCAAGTATTAATCCTTATGAAGAAATAGGACCAACAATTCAAACTTATGGTTATGGTTGGGGTACAGGAACTTGGAGTAGATTAACTTGGGGTTCTGGGACAACCACTTCTTCTTTGATTCTAGATCCTGGATCATGGTCACTTGATAACTTTGGAGAACAATTAATAGCAACTATTAAAGATGGTAAAACATTTGTGATTAACAATTACTTCTGATAGAGATAGACACGTAGTGCACTTTGGAACTGAAACAACAATTGGAGATAATACAACACAAGATCCAATGTTTATCAGATTTAGTGATCAAGAAAATTATAATGTGTATCAACCAACATCAGTAAACACTGCAGGTACATTTAGACTGGACACCGGAAACAAAATCGTAGCAGCAGTATCTGGTAAAGACTACAATTTAATTTTAACAGATCAAGCAGCATACACAATGCAGTTTGTAGGACCACCATTTACATTTTCTATAAGACAGGTAGGTTCTAACTGTGGATGTATCGGCCAACACGCAACTGTATACGCAGATGGTAAAGTATTTTGGATGGGAGCAGGTGGAGGATTTTTTGTATTTGATGGTACTGTTAAATTACTTCCATCACTTGTTGAAGATTTTGTATTCACGACTACCGGATCAAATGAAGGAATAAATTATTCATCTAATGAAATTATATACGGTTCACATAACTCTTTATTTAATGAGATAGTTTGGTTCTATCCAGCAGGTACACCCTCGGGAAATCCAGCGGTTCAAAACAACAGAGCTGTAGTTTATAATTATGTAGAAAATACTTGGTCTACTATGACACTTGCTAGAAGTTCTTATGCAGATGCAAGTACATACGATGTACCTTACGCAACAGAATACAACTCAACTGCTATACCAACAATTTCAAACATAAGTGGAGCAACAAATACTTTTGGTTCAACTACTTACTATGCTCATGAAGTAGGTAACAATGAAATATCTTTGAACGGCGCAGAAACTGCAATACCTGCATACATACAATCAGGAGATTTTGATCTACCTACTGAAGGTGATGGTCAGTACATGTTAAGAGTTAGTAGGTTTTTGCCAGATTTTAAAAATTTACAAGGAAATGCAATAGTAACTATATTTTTAAAAAATTTTCCTATCGACTCTGGAACTTCTTCACAATTAGGACCTTTTACTATAAACTCTACTACAGATAAAATTGATACAAGAGCTAGAGGAAGACTTGCAAATATTAAAATACAAAACACAGCAGTAAATGAAACTTGGAGGTTTGGAACCTTTAGAGCTGATGTTAACCCAGATGGTAGAAGATAATGAATGAAGATTTAATTTTTCAAGAATATAGTACAAATAGAGGTCTACAAGCAACATACCCAAATTATGAAAGCTATAGGGATTTTGTCATGAGCCAACAACCTCAACAAGCAAATTCTAATAATGTTGGAATAGCACCTTTAAATTCAATAAAATCATTAGGAAAAAATTTAATTATGAATAAGTTGTCAGGAGGTAATCCTTTAAGTATGGTTGGAGGAATGATGTTGAGTGGACTTAGTGGTTTAAGTAATAGACTTCAACAAACTGATTTTGCACAAGCAAAAACATTAGCTGATTATTATGATATGCAAAAATATGGAGGTCTTCAAGGAAGAACAGATGCTGCCGCTAGAAATATGGCACAAGCAAGAGGACTACAAAAACAAATGAACCAAAGAGATTCAGCACAAGTAAGTTATCAAGATGCAGGTAGAGGACAAATGCCAGCAAGTAACTCTGCACCAAAATCAGCTGGTATTTCAGCCGCTAATCAGGGAAGCATTGATCCAGCAGGAGCAGCAGGAAAAGGAAGAAAAGGATAATGGCTAAGATTAACGTATACGTACCGGAACCACCAGCAGAATATACTACAGAAGGTTTTAGACAAATTAACCAAGCATTAGCAACTGTTGAAAATCAATTAAATACTTCTTATCAACAGGACTTGAAAAACGAACAAGATTCATTTAATTACTTTATGCAATGACAATAAGATATAAAAGCGAAACATTTGATTTAACTACAACTAATGTGACTACTATTTTAACATGTCCTAGTGATGCTACTATTATTGGTAAGTCGTTACAAATAAGTCATCAAGCTGGGGGTAGTATAGATGTAGATGTATTTTTACAAAAATCTGGAGGATCAGATGTAGACATTGCTCACCAACCTTTATCAGCAGGTTTTGATAATTTTATAAAATCTAGTTTAAATATGGAAGCAAATGATATTTTAAAAGTGCAAGCAAATACTGCAAATGAAATTACAGGTGTAGTAAGCTATGCTTTAATAGATCGATCACAGGAAAATGGCTAAAAAATTTAAAGACTTTATAGTAAGAGATAAGCCTAAAAAAAGAGGTCCTCGAAAGCATAAGAAATCATTATCGAAAAGTGAGAAGCGTCAAAAAAGATTAAAGCGTTATAAAGGCCAAGGAAAAGGCTAGACAAAAATTGTTAATAAAGGTATAAAAAAGAATGTCTGATTTAATTAAAATACCCGCAGAAGCAAAAGAAATTATTAAACACAAAAGAACCGGTAAAGTTTATGCTAGTAAAACTGATTTTGATAATGATGTTGCTGATCCCAATACTGACACTACTGTGGATGACTTTAGACAAGACCTTGAAATTAAGGTTACTAAAGTTTCTATGGGAGCTGCTACCAAAAAATAATGGATCCTAGAGGTGCCACCGAAATACAAATGGAAATGCTGCATAAGCATGTTTCAAAAGAATTACTAGATCAAGTACAAATCTGTACATCCATACCTGGTAAAGTTCCAATAGATCCAAATAAGGTTAATATACTTTGGCAAAAGAATTCTTGGGACCAACCAAACTTACAAGAGTTTTTTGGTAACAAAGAAAGACATAAAGAATATGATTGGTATGTATTTAACAGTCATTGGAATTATGAAAAGTTTAGATACTTTTTTGATGTACCAACTGATAGATCTATAGTTATTAAAAATGGTGTTGAAGATTTTCCAATAAGAAAGATTTATAAAAAAGGTGAACCTATAAAACTAATACATCACTGTACACCTTGGAGAGGTTTAAATGTATTGTTACGTGCAATGCAAGATGTAAAAAATCCTAATATTATATTAGATGTATA